AGTTGGCCCATAGTGCCGAAGTGATACTGGATCGCAGGCCCTTTGATGGTTATAGCGGCCGCGATAGCCTCCCGCGTTACGCGTGTATAGTGCGTTGAGGCGGCCAGCACTAGCGCGGCGGCTATGATTTCGTCCTTTCGGATTTCTGGTTTAAGTCGTTTTGTTTTCATAGCCTTATAAATTAAAGCTTATTTTCTAACTTGTCAACTATATTTTAGACCTAGCCTCCGCGATCGCGTGATAGTCCGGATCGATCTCCCAGCCGATAAACGAAAAGCCCTCCAAAGCGCACGCGCGAGGCGTTGAGCCGCTACCGACAAAAGGATCCGCGCATAGTCCGCCCGGAGGCGTTACCAGGCGTACAAGCCAGCGCATAAGCTCGGTAGGCTTGACGGTCGGGTGAATGTTACGACTCCCGCCCGTGCGGCCTGCTCCGGCTCTTGGCGAGTTGAGGCCGTCGGATCCTTCCGTGCGTTCGGTACACTCGGCCGCGCTCGACATGTTGAACGACTCGAGGCCCGCTTCGCGATCAGCTTTTGAGGCTTTGGCGCAATAGAAATACGTCGCCATTGGCTCAGGTAGGCCGCCGTCGTGCCATACGTTACCGGGCCATCGCTCACCGATCCGGCATTCGTCGATATTTAAAGCGCCGCAGCCGTGCGTCATAACGTTGTTAGCGTAGGTTCCTTCTAACGGCTTGCGGGCAAATATGATCGGCTCGTGGCATGGCTTGAGGGCCGTCCCGAAGCCCTCCCAGCGTTTGGCCTCCTCGCTGTAGGCGGCCGTTATGTCTTGCGGCTCGCTACGCTTTGATCCGCTCACGTTTGCGCGCCACTCCGACGCCTGAGCGGGGTCCTCATGCTTGCCGATCACCGGGCGCCGCTTTAGGTTTTGACTTTCAACGGTGCGCGCGGCTACCGCTAGTTCGATCGTGATCGGCGGTTGCGTCTTGAAGTGAGGGCGCAACGCTTCAAAGTGCTCGCGGACGGCGATCTCGGGTTGCTTGCCGCCTGGAGGTACATCGGTATAGTGTCGGCCCATGCCGTTGGTCCCGAGGAGCTTGTCGATCCCCGTACTAGACAGCGCGCAGTTTCCGCGGATCCAGCGGGTAAACGCGTATTGTTGCTCGCGTTGCGGCCCTAGTTTGTCGAGCGTGTCAATATGCTTTGAGACGTCTAGAGACTTTGGGAAACCGGACCCGTAAAGCCAATGGCCCATATCAAAAATTTCAAAGCCCGCTAAGCGAAGCGAGGTCGCCATAAGATCAACCGTTCGCGATCCTGCAAAGACAGCCGCAACGCCTCCCGGTTTTAATATCCGATAAGCCTCCGCCCAGGTAGCCGGACCGGGTACGAACGAGTCCCACGACTTACCCATAAAGCCCGAGCCGGTCGCCTTGTAGTCGTCCCCGTTAAGCCAGTGTGTAAGGACTTCGCGGATCTTGGGTTGTTTGCTCAGGCCGTACGGCGGATCTGTTACGATGGAGTCGATCGAGTTCTCGGGCATGAGGCGCATCCCGGCGCGACAGTCACCTAGTAAAATTGTCATTTTCCGTTCACCGCCATTTGAACCTCCTTAAGGTGCTTGATCTCGTGGAGGATCTCCTCCCTCATGCCGTCGCGTACCGTCGTTCGCAAAGCTAAAGCCCCTAAAATCTCTAAGCAAAAATTAACGCCGCCCTGCCTTTGCGCGCTAAGCGATCTTGATAAGTCCACGGTTTCTCTCTCAAGTGCTTGTATTTTTAAAGTCATGCGCTTAAATCCCGCGCGTTGTTGTGTGGGCGTCATGACCCCTCCCCTTTTCCGTCTATTAGATCCTGAGCTTGGATCAGCAAACCCGATACTTTCTTAGCCCGCTCTAAGCATTTTACCTGCGAGACGTCGGGCTGGAGGCCAAAAGCTTTTGATATGTCCGCTAAAGACGCTTCGTACTCCGCCTTCGCCTCCCTCTCGCACCCCGCGATCGTCCGTCTCCCCAGCCCCCAGAGGGGGCAGTCGCCCTTTCGGTAGATGTTGTACCCTTCGCCTATAACCATTCCGTCGGTCTTCCGGTATCGGCCCGACTCGGTCACAAACTGCGACTTGGTGACCCTTTGGACGTTACATGAAATGAAAAACTCGCCGGGAAAGTACACCGTGCGCCACCTTTGTATCCCTGTTTTTACGCGGTAGAACAACTCGTCCCCCACCTTAACATTATCGTAATTATTCATAGTTTTACGTCTCCAGTACTAAAGCAGGCGAACCCGTTTATACGCTTGATCAGCGTGGCCCATGCCGCCTGAGCGACTTGGGCGGGGTCGTTTGGGTTAAAGTGCCAGCCGGGCTTCTTGACCTCAACGCTCCCGAATTGGGCGATCGTCGTGCCAACGTGGCGCGGCTCAATCTTGCGCGGAATGGCTAGGATCAGGTCGGCGCTTTTAAATTTTTGGTTTAGTTGGTGGCTATCGTTCGCGAGCCCGTAGCGGATCGGCGGCTTTTCAACTATAAAATTAAAAGAGCATTTCGGGCAGTGGTGCGTCTCTTTGGTCTTAGTCGCCCCGACGTTATTCCGCCAGCTAAACCCGCCCTGAGCGCCAATCGACTTACGCGCGGCGTTTTGTGCCCATGCTTCGCTCTTGCCGTTCGTCTTGGCTTGCGCGTCGACAGTTAGCAGGGCGTCAAGCTCTTGCGCGGCTTCGGGCCAGCGCGCCCGCCACTCAGACCAGTGCATAATACACCGCCAGCCATGCCGCTTTCGCTTGCTCAGCGGTCCAGCGTCGCACCGTGAAGTTGTAGGGCTCAGCGGTGGGGCGTTCAAACGCGCCAAAGCTTATAAGCTCGGTAGTTAACATTCGTAGATCAGCTTCGCGGACAAACTCGTGGCGCGTTTCAACTTCCCACCGCTCGTCTACTTGCTTTAAGTATTGCGCTTCTAGGTGCCCGGCGGGTAGGCCCAAATAATTCTTAACGGGTGTTATTATGTCACCGGTCCAGACTTCACAAACGTCGTGCATAAGCCCCGAAAACTTAAGCGCTTGCGGAAGTTGTTCGGATACGTGGACACAGTGCTGGGCTACGCTGTAGGCCCCGAACGCGCCGTTAAAACGGTTTATGTGTGCGAGAGAATGCGCGATAGTCTCAGGCGTTATCTTGTCGCCTATCGATCCACCGACCGTATGGATCGAAAAGTCCCCTAGCATACTTACTGGCATAATAAGCGCCCCCAGGCTTGCGCGTACCCTAGGCGCTCGGCTTCGATCTCGACGGCTAACCGGTAGCACTTAGCCGGGTCGATGATCACCTCGGCGCGCATCTCTTCGCGAAGTTGTGCGGCGCTGATCTGCTTTACGACGGTACGCAAGCCAAAGCCCACGATTGGCGCTATCGCTTCAAACGTGACTTGCTTCCCTGCAGCGTGTAAGGCTAACGCCGCCTCAACTATTAGTTGTTTTTTATTCATCGTCTTGTCCTGTTAGTCTTGCGAATTCTAAGGCGCCGATCTCTACCCACCCTTTCGGCATAACAAATTCTTTTTTGTAAGGGATAGCGCCGAATATCAGAGAGCCCTCCCCCCCGAAAGACGCTCGGCGGATTGTGAACCCTCGGCGGCTTGACTCCTTGACCTCGCCTAAGAACTCGAGAAACTCCGCGGCCACTACCGTATCAAGATCCGGCGTACTGTTTGCTAAGATTACGGCCCACTCTATAGAGCTGGCAATTTCGCCCCTTTTGCAAGTGTGGATGTAGTGCCCCGCCGCGTACTCCTTTTTTTTGTGGTAGATTGGATCGTCTTGTTTTGTTTTAAATCCGAGGTGTAGATCCGTTCGGCCAAAAGATCGGGAAACTAAGACCTCGTCGCACCCGCTAGATTTTTTAAGAGTTTCCATTGCGGCATTCCTAGTCGTTTGGTGCACCCTGGCTTTTTTCATCAATTCGCGAGCTTTCTCGCCTTCGAGTTTTACATGTACTGTAATATTCATCTTAAAGCCCTTGTTATTAGCTCGCGCGTGGCGATAGTTATGCCGGGCGAGACGCTTTCGCGGTTGCCGGCAACGTTTAAAACTTCGATATTTTGCACAAATCCCCGAAGCGACTTCTCAAAGGCTACCGCGTCAGTTGGCAGCAGAAAGATCGGCTTATTAAATCGGTTACAAAATGCGATCGTTTGGAGCGTGCCCTTGCTATTGAAGTCCGTCGCGACGATTAAAGTCGCATCGGAGTTGACCACGTTGTTCATTGTGCGAAGCGAATAATTAAGGCTTACGCCCTCGTGGAGCCCAAAGCGCGACTGGAGGGTCATCTCGCGCCCCCGCTCAGTACGGAAGCCGAGCGGCGCCTCGCCGCCCGTCTCAATGCCTAACGCCTCGGCGGCGAGTAGCCCGCCAAGGTCAGCGCCCGATTGTCCGCCGCTAATGATCAGCTTTAGCATGACAACGACTCCGCGGTGACTTTAGCGGCTAGCGCGACCATCTCGGCGCAACGATTGCGAAGCTCGTCGTTAGTCTCAAGTTGTGCGACTAGCGTTGAAAAGCTGATCCCTGATTTGTCGGATAACAAGCGGATCGCGTCGCCAAGTGCTAAGGCTTGAAAAGCTGGACTTGCTGCTACTGCTAATGGGGTGAGGTTCATGTCGTTTTTGCCCTTTCGTTTAGTTAGTAAGGCTATTATGCACGCGTGCGCGTTATAGCGCAAGCGTTATTTTTTAATTAATTTCACGACTCCAGCCAATCGCGATCAGCTCTTTGGGTCCCAAGCCTTTGGCGAGGTCGGCGCGCATCGTTTCGGCTAACGAGCTTTTGAGCTTCTCGGCTTGTACCATGCCGTGGATCTCGTCCTCCGAGTTGTACCAAAAGACGATCCCCCGATCGAGGTGCAACACTTCGACCTCAACGCCGTCAAGGATTACGGTCTGCCCAGCTTGCGGGAACGGTTTCGCGCTTTCGACCTTTGGGCGGTAAATATCGCCCGCGCTACAGGACCAAACGCGATGGAATATAGTGATCTCTTGTTCAAAGTGTACCCCCGTGATCCGAAGTTCTTCCAGTAGGTTAAAACGTTGAAGCCGATCTAGGTCCGCCCCATTAGCCTCATAAAGAAAGCCGTCGACGCTTATTTTTACAAGAGGTTTTGGGGAGGGGTGCGCTCTTAGCTCGAAGGGCATTTCGTTTATGGTAATAATTGTGGTCGGGTCTTGCTGGAGATCAAGCTTTCGGCTGTAGGTGCCGTTTTCGTCATACTGCCAAACCCGATCAAGTACCGTGACTTGGTGAGGGAGAGGGCGCTTATTGTCAAGCCAGCGGAACGTTAGACGGTGCGCTTTTTTAGGCGCCACCATGTGCAGGCGCTTATTGTCGTCAACGTTGTACGACGTGCCCTCTATGATTACCGCGGCCGGCGTAAGGCCTGGCAGAGAGCCGCGCGCGGTAAGTTTAAACTCGGTGCCATTTATAAAGATGTTCATGCCGCATCCCTCCGATCTAGCCAGCGACGCGCGCCCGCTTCGGTCTTGAAGGTTTTAGAAGCGGAGTACGTAAGCGCCAAGAAAGTGCCGTCGTTTTGTGGAAAAACACCACGCGATAAGCTCTCGTTGTTGCCTAGGTCTAAAGTTTCGTTTTTCATTTTGTCGCCCTTTCGTTTAGTTAGTACGGCTATTGTGCATGGTTGCGCGCTATTGTGCAAGCTTTATATAAAAAGAATTTACCACCGGTCGGATCGTCTTTCTGCTCTCGCGTTAGGTAGCCCTTTGATCGGCATTTCTCCAAAGTCGCGAAGGCGCTCTGGACGCTCGTGTCGTAGCGCTTAGCGATGATCGCCGTGGTGACGGGAGAGACGGCCGCGGACAGTACGATCGCCGCTTGGCGCTTGCTTAACAGCAGTTCGCGGGCGGTTTCGGGGTGTAACAGTATGTAACGTCTTATTTGTTCCGTCATTTGTCAAAAGCTCCTATTATTTTGATCCCATCGTATCCAGTCGATACGGTCCCGTTGATCTTAATGCTTCCGTTAGCGCGTACCGGCGTGCCGAGTAGGGTCCGTTTAAACGAGCGTAAAAAACTATTACGGCCCGGTAACTTGATCCCCGCGTCCATACAGTACAGCCGATACGCCTCATACACCGCCGCGGAGTGGCACCGGTGATCGTTCCCCACTTCGCAGCGCTCCGCGATAAATTCGCGTAATGGCTGATTAGCGTCTCGCATGTCGGTTTCAGCTTCTCGGGTAGTGGCGGGCGTTGTAAAGCGCTTTGTGTGTAACAGTCGGATAAGGCCTTCAAGCGCCCACATCGCCACGCCTTCGGCCTCAGTTTTTAAACGTTCTGTTAAAGTGGTGTCTTCAATGCCCTCAAACGAGCGATCGAAGTGTAGGACGTGCAAACGGTTAGAGCTTGCGCCGCTGTCGTCAATAAGCGTCGGGACGCCATTACAGCCGATCAACATCTTGCAATTAGGGCGCCCGACCCACGGGTCTTGATTGTGCAAAAGTGGGATCGTTAGCTCCTCGTTGCTCGATATTTTGTTTAACACTCCGATCGTCTCGGCTATAAGTTGGCGTTGTGGGGGCTTGGCTTCCTTGTCCATCATCACGTCATAATATCGAAAAGCGCTCTGGATCTTGCCGTCGCTCAGCTTAGCGAAGGTGGTCTGGCCACAAATAGCCATACCTAAGATCGATTGTATAACCTCAAGTATGACGCCTTTGCCCCCTCTGGTTACGCCGTCAAAAGCTATAGACTTTTGGATCCCTAGGCTATCGCGGACCATTGTCCAGCCGATGATCTCTCGCAGTAGCGCGATCCGCTCGGCCCCGTCAGCACTTCCGCCAAAAATTCGCCCGAGAAACTCAAACCACTCAGGACACAATGCCTTCGGGTTAAAAGCGGTTGACAGCGTGCCAGTGTTGCGGTTGTGCGGGTGGTGCGGCGCTAGGCTTCCATCGGCGGGATCAAACACTCCATTACTAAAATACACAAGGCGGTCGCGTGCGGCGGCGGGGCTTGAAGGCGCTAGGATTTTAAGAGCGGCCACGGTGCCCGACACGTTTGGCGTCTTGCTTTGTCCGGGGTGGAGCGCTAGGTAAGTCAAAAGCTTTAACCGGTCTTCGTCTACACGGTCCCAGCTTATGCCCGACCACCAGCGGATCGTCCCGTCAATCGTCGCTAACCTCCCTTGGAACACTTCTTTGAGCATCATGTAGGCGTTGTCGCCATGATCTCCGCTTGCGCCGGGGATCCGTTTGCTAGGGATCTGGTTTACGTGCACCACCTCAGGCAACGGGACCACTAGGCCCTCGTGTTTGGCTTTGGCCGGCGACTCTAAGAGCTTACGGACTGCAGGCGTTAACACGCCCGCGGCTTTAAGTTGCGCGGTCAGTTCTGCTAGTAAGAGTGCGCGTTGTAACTCGTTCCCTCCTTCGTCCTCAATACGAGTTAGTATCCCCTCGGTACGCCCAGTGTCACTTCCAAACTCTAGGATCGTATCTTTGAGCCTTATCGTTTGCTCGGGCGCAACAGCGGTCCGCGCAAACGCTTTCGCGGCGTCAATACCTAGGGAAAACGTCCGATCACCGTGCGCCCGGCTGAATATGTTCGGTTGCCCATCCAAATGGATGATCGCGACGACAGCGCCGCCACGGTAGTCAGGCTCCAACGGATCTAAACACTTGCGGCCGTGGTACGTGTTGCGATCCGCTAACATTTTTTCGACTGTTACGGTCGTCTTATCGTCTAAGTGGATCGGGTAGTCACCACAAAGCACGCTATGGGAGTCAGCAACGTTTAGCAAGTCGGCCGCTTGCTCTGGAGTGATCCCCCAGTCTTTAGCCTTAGTGTGGGCATACTCAGTGCGAACGCTTGCAGCCTCCCCGGTTGCGTCGTGCTTAGCGCGCGCGACCAGCTCAAACCATGCCCGATCCTCAGCGTCGGTCAGGTCTGGGATCGCTTGCGTAGTGTCTACCGGTGGCGCAGGGTTTATCATTGCCGGGGTAGGGCGTCGCACTAGTCCAGGACCACATATCGCACCGGCCGCAAAGTCTAGGCGGCTTGGTTGCCACACGCTCCCGTCAATAGCTGATCGCGTAAGCAGTGAGCCGCTAGACGAGACCTCAATGCGGCCAAAGCCGGCCAACCATAGGCGCTTGAACAGTACTTCGCCCGCCCGTTTGATGTCGGTCGCGCGTTTGACGTGAAAATATACGCGCTGGCCCGATACGCCGATCAGTTGCTCACCGGTCGTCGTGTCAATTATGCAACTAGACGCACTAGGGCGCCAAGCCCAGCCCCCCGCAAAGAGCAAAGGCGCAGCGGTGGCGAGTTGTGCGATCAAATGCTCCCGGCTAAGCGGCGTTTGGCCCTTATCGGGATCGTAATCCAGCATAAACACGCCGTCGCCCTTACCCCAGCTAAAAAACTTATCAGAACGCGCAACGGCTCCAGGCGTCTTGCTTAAGTCGTCGGCGCGCACAACGGCCACATCGGGCAGATCGCAAACGCCATACCCTACAGCCTGGGAGGGCGCGAGACTATCAAGCAGGCTTACCAGATCCGTTACGTTCGCAACGTCCACGCACTCGGCGCGCCCCTTGCTCATGTTCGCACTAGTAGACGTGGTCAGCTTGCCGGCTTGTAAGTCTATACGTTTAGATAGGACTTGCGGCTTTTCGGACGTGTAGCGCGTTAGAAGCATTCTAAGTGTGCACCGTCAAAAATACTCGTGAAGTTGCCACCCCATTTCCATTTCAGATCAAGCGAGTCCGCGGCCTCAGCGAAGCACATAGCGATCAAAGCTAAGTTGCCCGCGTCGTAGTTAGCGGCCCCGTCAATGTATGCGAAAATGTCGACCGCCATACCGCTTTGGTGCGTGCTTTCGACTATGTACCCGTCGCGGTACGTTATGATCGGGCCGGGCGTCGTGCGGCCTTGATGCCATTTGACACTTTGCTCAATGGCCGTGCGGCGTCCTGAGCTGATCCCAAAATCTAAGGGGTCGATATGGCGCCGGTTCATTATGCCGATCGCCTTAAGGCAAACCTCTTGCATTGGCGCTTCTAGTGTTGCGATGTTCGCTAGGCTTGTCTTACCGTATTTAATCATGTGTCGGTTCTCCCTAAAGTTAACAACGCAAACTCTTTGAGGTCTTCCCAGCGCTGCCCCGCCTCGTCTGAATCTTGCTCGCAATCGTCCGCGTCAAGTATATTGCCCGCCGTTTTAACGATTATTGTTTTAAGATTGGCGATCTTTTCATCTCGTTCAATAACACGGATCCCCTCCTCTTTAGCGTTTAAATCGTCTTCTTCCTTAGCCTCGCGCATTGCTAGGATCTCGGCTTCAAGCGTGGCGATACTCTCGCAGGCGAAAAGGACCATGTCAGGGCAACCGGTCAACGCCCCGACCTTAAAGTTATTACCTTCGATCGACAGCCCGTCTGCAGTAGCGGCAACCGTCGCCATTTTTTGCATAAAGTCTAATTTGTATTTACCTTCAGATTTACGAACATTTGACATTATTTTAAGCTCCTAGGCTTTAAGAGTTGGTTTCTTTATGTGTGATGGTATTTTCATCGCATACTTACCTCATTTTTTGATTTGTACAATTTATTAAAATTAACAACAAAATCAGACTCGGTTAAGCAATTATTTCCCTCCCAGTATGACCCGCCTGGACTGTACGGTGAGCCATAAAAACTGCAATGTGTTGCCTTTAACATTCTAATTACGGACTTAAAATCAACGTCGTTATTTTCAACAAAAATCAAATAGCCCGATTTGGTTGGAAATGCCCACTGGTTTGATCCTGTTTTTACGCAGTGTTGCATCTTCCTGTTAGAGCATTTTACTATTCGAGAAGGGATTATTTTCCCCGCCCGTAAAAACTCGCCCCTACGCTTGATGTCCGCAATGCTTTTAAATTCATTATAGATAACATTCATCGGATACTTACCCTTTACGTCTGACATTATTTTAAGCCCCCAGGCTTTAAGAGTTGGCCGGCGCAAGCCGGGCAGGGTGCGAAGGCGACCCAGTCGTCGTCCACGTAGACGAACAGGTCTAAGCGTGGATGCCCCACGACAGCGCCGTACCATTGGTCGTCGCCAGCAAAGGGCAGCTTTTCGGCGTCAAGTACGGTCGCGCAGTTGTCGCAGCTAATTAGGACCACGGAACATTCTCCAAGTTGTGCGGGTCATACTTATGAGTAAATAGGCCACAATAACAGACAGGACGGCCGGCGTCGTGTCGTCTGATAAAATGGACAGTATAAGCGCTAAGGCTATCGCGACTTTCGCGAGGCGTAAAGGTGGTTTCATCAGTAATCTATCCCTTTAAGTTGAATGAAGTGCGTAACTAATGGATCGTTTTGGCATTGTAGTAAATAGTCGGCTTTATCTTTAAAATGAAAGAGCGTTTTACCTTCGCCGTCCTGTACAAGCACGGGCCAAAGAAGGCCGAAATCTACCCCTTGATATTTGTTTATATCTTCATCTAAAAAACTCGGCATTAAATACGCCCTCCTTCGTTAAAACGTGCGATTGTTTCGCCGTGGGTCTATAGTGTAATTGTAAGTAAATTAGGCCTTATTTTCTCAATTGTCAACTAATTTACGAGGTGATCCAAAAAAACTACCAGGCGCTAAAACGCTACAACACAAAAAAACGTGCTATAGTGCGCGCAGTAGCGGGGTAGTAGTTATTCGTCGTGGTAGTTTTTAAATCGGCGCTCAGGGGATCACCGGAGGCCATAAGCTCAAAGGCCTGTAGTTCTTTTAGTTGTTTTTATTTAAAAAAGTAAAGTATATAAAAGAAAGGTAAAAGAGAGAGAAGAGGAGAGCGTATAGACGCGTAAGAGAGATATAGAAAGATAATAGGAAAAAAAAACTAAAAACTACCTTTTGGAGGCGACATGCTAGACATCGACACGACGGACGCGAAAGCGTTAGAAAGACACCTAAGAGCAATAAAATCTAAAGCGATCCCGTACGCGATCCGCTTTACTCAAAACGCCTTAGCGTTCAAAGGTATGGAGCTCGCAAAAGAGACGGTAAAAAACAACATGATTACGCGAAATAAGTTCGCTATTCAAAGTATTCAGTTTGATAAAGCTAGACCCGGACAGAATTACTCGGTTTTAGGCTCAACACAGGGATTCATGAAAGATCAGGAATTCGGCGGCGTGGTGCGTGATCCTACCATCACAACTCAATACGCATCAGGCGAGGGAGTGGGCAGTGGTACGCCACGTAAGCGGTTAGCGCGGGGTGATAACATTCTTAGGAAGATCAGGCTAAGAAAGGGCAGTGGTAAGGGCAAGAGCCGCAAACAGCGCAACCTAATCAAAATCATTGACGCGGTCAACACCGGCAAAAAGTACATATTTCTAGACACAGACAAGAGTGAGGGGATCTTTAAGGTCGTCGGAGGTAAAAAGAATTCTAAGAAGGGGGGGCCTAAGGGGGCTAAACTCCGAATGGTACACCGCACAGACATTAAGACCGTGACTATTAGGCCTAACCCATGGCTACAGCCCGCCGTTGAAAAGCTTCGGCCGCTAGCACAAGGGATCTACGCAAAACAACTGCAGCGACAGATCAAAAACGTCAGGCTGTAGGCCGCGCCGCGCGTGCCCTGCAGGGCTCACCGCAACAGAGAGCGCGGCTCCTGCTCTCCTGCTACCAGATAAAAAAGGTACTGTGGAGGCCCTCCCCCCGCCATGCCGTTTTGATTCAGCCGCGCGCCCCTCGCCCAAATTCTGACTTTTGCGTGGCTATTGCACAGGGAGTCTAGCGCGTGGTAGCATCCAGCCCATGCAAAAAATCGTCAGTAAATCCAAGTTTAGCCAGCTAGCAGGCGTTAACCCTTCTACAGTGACACGGGTCTGCAAAACGATCCTAGCGGCTGCAGTAGTGGGGAAACAGATAGACAGCGCCCACCCCGACGCGGTCGCTTACCTTGAAAAGCAGCAGCACGCAGCGACGCCGCCCGCAGCGCCAGGACTTGATCCGCTATACCAAGAGGCGATCGAGTCTTGCGCTAGTCTTAACCGGTGGACGCCCTCAAATATTCAGCGCTCTTGTGGCGTTGGATATAACAGGGCGGTAGCGATATTTGAAACTATGAAGCGCCTCGGCGTGGTCCCGAACGTCGTCGACGGGGAAGAGTTCACCCAAACGATAAAAACTTTTATAGAAAAAACACGGAAGCCCGTCGGCGCGGCTGCAGTCAAAGAAGCAAAGAAGCACGCGCACCATGAAGACCGGCTGATCGAGATACCGGAAGACATTCAAGAATTTGCGGACATGACGCTAAGAAATTTGATCGGCCAGTTCGGAACGGACTCCCGCCTTGTTGATTGGCTAAAATCCACTCAGTTGATCGAAGCGATAAACGAGAAACGCTTGAAGAACGCGCAAACAAAAGGCGAGCTAGTGTCGCGCCACTTGGTAAAGATTGCGATCATTGAGCCCATAGAGTCGGCGCATATCAAACTTATGACCGACGGCGCAAAGACGATCGCCAGGCGTGCGGCTGCAATGGCTCAAGCAGGAAAGCCAGTGGCCGAGATCGAAGCGTTCGCAATAGATCAGATCTCCTCGTTCATCAAACCAGTAAAAGCGAAAGTCGATCGGGCACTTCGCAATGTTTGAGATTATCGACATTGGTCGCGACTGGGTGGCCGAAGAGATAAGCGGGCTAACCGATACGATCACCCACATCTCGCCGTCAGTGTTTAACGAGCAAACCCGATACTTGCCGGAGTCTGTGACATCGATCCCCGGTTTTATTCGCTACGACGTTAATCCGTTTATGAGAGAGATCATAGATTGCGCAGACATAGAAAGCTCAGTCCGTGAAGTCAATCTTATGAAAGGCGTTCAGATCACGTACTCGACCGCTCTGGAATCCATTGTGCTCTATTGTGCGGCTAAAGTGCGAACGTTGCCCATGATGTACATGACGGCGGACAAAGACCTCGCAGCGGCGCGCATAGAAAACAATTTTATACCGATGTTTAACCAGTCCGACCTCGGCCACATAATACGATCAAGCGACGAGGGGAACTCGCGCAAGACGGGTAAGACTGCAAACCATTTGCAATTTGCCGGCGGCGCTTACCTCGTCCCGTTCGGGGCGATCAACGCTTCAAAAATGCGGTCTTTCTCGATCGCGGTAATGCTTAAAGACGAGATCGACGCATGGCCGGACACCGTCGGGCGAGGTGGCCGCGACGGTTGCCCCGATAAGCTCAGCGACGGCCGACTAAAAGGGTACTGGGAACGGCGGAAGATTTTTCGCGGATCAACTCCTTTGGAGTGGAACAACTCAAAAATTTTCTATCAATACAAGCTAGGCGATCAACGTCAATATATGGTTTCATGTCGTGCGTGTAAATTTTCTCAGGTTTTAAAATGGGAGACCCTAGACAAAGAAACGGGAGTCGTGGGTGGCTTTACCTGGAAGATTGTCGATGGGACTCTGGACCACGAGTCGGTCCGCTATCATTGTCAGAAGTGCGGCCACGCGCACGAAGAACACGACAAAGAGGTTCTATTTTCGGCGGAGCACGGCGCGCACTGGAAACCGACGGCGAAACCCTCCGAACCGGGGATCAGGTCTTACCATTTGCCGGCGATGTATTCGCCCATCGGAATGGCGCCGTGGTACTCGCTCGTCGCGGATTATATCCAAGCGTACGATCGAGATACCCGCAAAGTAAAAGATATTACAAAGTATCGCGTTTTTTACAATAACGTTTTAGCTATGCCGTTCAAGACTACGGGCGCAAAGATTCAATTTACTCAAGTGTCCGCGCACCGTCGATCGGCGTATATGCTCGGGCAAGTACCGAACAAGTACGCGACCGAGTACGCGGGATCACCGATTCTATTTTTAATGTGCACGGTCGACGTTCACAAATCAAACTTAGCGGTTAGCGTTTTCGGGTGGTGCCAAGACTCCAAGCCGTTTTTGATAGATTACGATCGCTATGAGGCGGAGGACTGCACAGACATCGACAGCCCGGTATGGGGTCGTGTGCAAGAACTAGTCGAAGAAAAGATATACACGGCGGACGACGGGCGCCAGTATGGTATTTTAATGACGTTAATCGACGCGGGCTACGCTAATGATACCGTGACGTCGTTTTGCTCGGGCTATGCCTCGGGAGTCTATCCGATCCTCGGTAGGGACCGCGCAGCAAAAAACCAGACGATCAAAGAATTTGCGGAGTTTGCAACGCAAGCGGGGACGACGGGATTTAGGATCCTAGTCGACCACTATAAAGATCGGATGTCTCCCGTTTTGCGCAGGGTATGGAGCGAGGACGACGGGCCGCAAAAAGCGTACCACTTTAACGCGCCGATCGACGTGACGGACAAACAGCTTAAAGAATTGACGGTCGAGAGCATCAAAGAGAAGATCGACCCGAACGGAAACGCGAGTTATTCGTGGGAGCGCCCGCAAGGCGTACCGAACGAGCTTTGGGATCTTCTCGGCTATGGCTATGCGGCGGTGGAGATCTACGCGTGGCAAGTGTGTATACAGCACTTTAAGTTAGAGACGATCGACTGGGAGCAGTTCTGGACGTGGGCCCTTAACAATCTAGTTGACCCGATTAAAACTAGCTAGTACGATAATCAGAAATCAGTTAAGTGATGTTAAAAAAATGATATACGCACTTGTACAAGGCCAAGAGTCCGCAGAACGTTTAAGCCTGCTTTTAGAACTAACCCGCATAGACAGCGACGAAGTAAGACGGGCCTTACGGCAACACCTAACAGAAGGCATGAGCCTTAAGGACGCGCCCATACTTAATGGCATTAAGCAACAGAATTTTAATCGTTCGCTAAAACGGCTTAACGAGATAGCGGCCACGGTTGAGCAAATAAAAGAGATTGACTGGTCAATGTTTACCGGTAACACAGGCGCTTAATAATCTAGTTGACCCTGTTAAAACTAGCTAGTAAGCTAGCAGTAATTAATAAATTAGGGCCGCATAATGAATCGTACTTTCTTACAAGCTCGGATCGTCGCGACTCAAGAGCAGATCGTAGCGTTCGAAACCGCCTTGACGGCCTTCGCAGATAACGGCGCGCTGCAGTCGTACACGATAGACACAAGCCAAACAACGCAAACGGTCACGCGCGCGAACCTTACGCAATTACGCAACACAGTCACGTCGTTATACAATCAATGTGCTACTTTGGAAGTTAGGCTAAACGGTGGCGGCTCGACTCAGGTGATCCCCGGATGGTAAAAACTAAGCCAAAATTTAGGGCAAATTTAGATGGAAGTTTCGCGCACATATCGGGACCGCTCCCGCTATCGGTTGATAATTTGACGCCGAGCGCCTACGCGGGCCAGAATTACTCGTCGCCGTGGGAAAATTCGATTTATGACGGCGGGAAGTTCGCCGGCGGTTTCGGTCTTACACAAATCCAAGACGTTGACTACTGGACACTTCGCGCCAGGTCTTCGCAGCTATTTAACGAAAACATGTACGCCCGCGGTATCGTTCGACGGTTAGTGACTAACGAGATCAACACCGGACTTATGCCCGAAGCCTGCCCAGACGAGGCGGTGATCGGCGTGCCCGAGGAAAGTCTAAACGACTGGACGGAATCAACGGAGACCCGCTTCGGTATTTGGGGAAAAAACTCGGACGTATGCGATTTTAAAAAGAAACACACTTGGGGGGCGTTACAGCGCCTCGCGCGTATGGAGGCCCTAGTAAGTGGGGACGTTCTAGTAGTCGTGAGACAATCACAACAGACTAAACTCCCCATGATCCAACTGATCAGCGGTAGCAAAGTACGGACGCCGCTCGGCGGATCGGAGGGTTTACGCAAAGGCAACAAGATCATACACGGCGTCGAAGTCGATAGCGTCGGCCGCGTCGCGGCGCACTGGGTAAAGCAGGACGACGGAAATTTTAAACGGCTCGCGGCGTATGGTGAAAAGACCGGGCGGAAGATCTCATGGTTGATCTATGGAACAGATAAAAGACTAGACGAATTGCGCGGTCAGCCGTTGCTCTCGATGGTAATGCAGTCTTTAAAAGAGATCGATCGCTACCGAGACTCAACACAGAGAAAAGCCGTTAATAATTCTATGCTCGCTATGTTTATTCGAAAAGGCGAGGACAAAATGGGGACCTTACCGGTAACGGGGGGCGCAGTTCGCCGGGGTCAAGTCATAACAAACGACACGGACGGCACTAAAAGGACATTTAACCAAGCCAGCCAGATACCGGGCGCAGTAATTGAAGAACTGCAGACCGGAGAGGAGCCAGTACTCTTGGGCGGACAGGGTACGGACGTCAACTTCGGAACGTTTGAAGAATCGATCATTCAAGCGGTCGCTTGGGCTTTAGAGATCCCGCCAGAAATTTTGCGCCTAACATTTTCAAACAATTACAGCGCAAGCCAAGCAGCTATAAACGAATTTAAGATCGCGATCAATCGTACTTGGGGAGACTTCGGGGAGACCTTTTGTTCTCCGATTTATATTGAGTGGTTGATCAGTGAGACCTTGCTACAGAACATTAATGCGCCGGGCTTTTTGCAGGCGTGGAGAAACCCGAGAGAATACGCGGTCTTTGGCGCCTGGACTGCGACGGATTGGTACGGGTCGATCAAACCCTCAACCGATATGTTAAAGCAGGCTAAAGGCTCTAAAATCCTAACGGACGAGGGCTGGTCTAATAACGCCCGCGAGGCCCGTCTCCTTACTGGCACAAAATTCAGCAAAAATATGAAACGGATTAAGAGAGAAAACGAACTCAAAGTCGAGGCCGCCCGCCCGCTTGCAGAATTTAAGCAAGAATTTGGCGAACAAGTGGACGAGGAGCCGATCAACGCATTGGATAACATGGAAGAACTCGAAGCTATGCTGGACGACTATCTAGAAGAAAAGGGATTAAGCCAATGCTAGCTAAACTAGTTAAGCCCCCTAAGGTCCTAACGTACGAACAGTCAAGGGCCTTCACCAGCACAAAATTTAACAAAAATGTAAAACGGATTAAGCAAGAAAAGGGATCAAGCCAATGCTAGCTAAACTAGTTAAGTCGTTCGGATTATTGCGTCAAGATTTTACGGCGCTTAGAACTGACTTTAAAAGACTAGAGCAAGTCCGCCAAGTTGTGAAGCATGGCAAAGACGGCGTTAGCCCAGACTTAGAAAAGATCGTCATTTCAGTACTTGAGAGGATCCCGCCCGGTAAAGACGGCGTCAGTCCAGACATTAACGCTATCGCGGAAGCGGCGGCCAAACTTATACCCGACCCAAAGCCCGGACGCGACGCGGTATCCCCATCTATTAGAGACATCGCGGACGTAGTACTGGCGAACATCGAAAAGCCGAAAGACGGCGTGAGCCCCGATCCTAAGATATTAGCAGCAGCCGCGGCCAGGTTGATCAGGGTGCCCAAAGACGGCGAAAGCCCAACGCCGGAGTCCGTAGCGGCTAGGCTTCCGACGCCTAAGCGCGGACCGCCCGGTAAAAACGGCGTTAGTGTTACCGACGTACAGCTAAACGACAACGAGCTTTTTGTATTTTTAGACGGCAAGAAGAAAAGCGCCGGCAAGATTAAGGTCCCCACAGCTAAGACGACCACGGCAGCCGCGGCGCCGTTTAGTCCGGGCGGTGGTGGTGGCGGAAGGCAAGCGGCTTCTAAAAAATATTATGAAAGTAATTCCGTGGAGGAGTCGAACTTCCCGACGGGTCCGCAGGCTATAATACCGGCACTTTCTTTAGTTACCGCGGGCGAGTCGACGCCGTACCAAGTCCAAACTAAAATACAGTTTACGACGTTCCCCGAATTTGCCACGCCGATCCTTTTGACAGATTTAGCCGCACTTAGAGCCGAGTTAAACGCGTTGCCCGGCGGCGTAGCTCACGGCGCGGACTTTGGCGAGGGCGAGGTCTTGCAGGCGGGAGTCTATACCGTGGCGTCGGCCTCAACGCACACGGGGCTTTTAACTTTTGACGGTGATGGTGACGCCGACGCGCTTTTTGTTATTATAGTAAACGGCGCCGAGGCTATATCGACGCTCGCCACAACTTCGGTAATCAACGGCGCCCAATCTTGTAATATTTTTTGGGTCGTTGTCGGCGCGCTAACTATTGGCGACGGCTGCAGCCTAAAAGGAACTTACATAGGATCGGGCGCGATAGGCGCGAACACTTTAACGCTTGACGGCCGCATACTTACGCCGACGGGCGCGCTCGCGTTAACTTCGAGTACTGTTACAGTACCTACAGGTTTGAATACGTCTTTAGATCTAGGCTATTTGACGACGATCATATTATTTACGGGTGCGGGTGCGGTATCAAATACCGTTGTTACCTCGGGGATCATAGGCAGTGTAGCCAGTAACTTGGGCACGGTGACGGGCTTCCCTAATTTACAAGGTATAATATACACGGCTAACAGTCGGGTGATCGACGCCGTTTTTGAATTGACTTCAAACGGGGTAGTGATCCCCAGCTCGACGGTCCGGTTTACAATGACCGAAGGCGCCGAATTTAGAGAATTTTTTCAAAGAGTATATCTTTTTGGCGTGGCTTTAAAGCCGGGGCAACAGGATATCGATATTAGGGTGACCGTCGCGCTTGGCGCACTTACAGTCGGAAACAGAAACATATTGGCGGCGGAGCTTTGACGAACATAAAATTAGGGGGTAGTATGCAGAACATAACAAGAGGTTCAATTTTATGTGGTTACTAGAAGCCAGCGTCCGAAAAGCGCTAGAACATGCCGAAAAATCGGGGTTCACTCCTTCGGCCGAGCAGGTTTCGCGATTTGAAGCGCGCTTCGGCGGTGACATCTCGGCACAAGAAAACCGGTTGCTCACTATCGCAGGCGAGAACGCGGCGATCTCGATCAAAGGCGTTATTACTCAAACCCCCAGTTTTATGGCTATGATCTTCGGCGGCGGCAACACCACCTACCCAGAGATCAACGCGGCTATAGCAGCGGCGGAGCAAGACGACAGCATTACAAATTTAACTTACGAAGTTGACAGCCCCGGCGGTAGCGTCGACGGCCTTTTTACTACGTTAGCCGCTATGCAATCAGCTAAAAAGCCTAGTAAAGCGGTAGTCGGTAGCCTCGCGGCGTCCGCGGCGTATGCTTTAGTAAGCCAAACAGACGAGATCGTCGTCTCAAATATTGCGGCTCGGCTCGGCTCGATAGGCATTGTACAAACATTCTACGACGACGAAAACGAGATAAGTGTAACTAGCACCAACGCGCCACGGAAGCGGCCGGACGTTCGCACGGAAGAGGGCGTCGCGATGGTACGCGAGGAGCTTGACGCGTTGCACGAGATTTTTGTCGAAGCCATCTCACAGGGCCGAGGGGTGACACCCGAAAATATTAACGCGAATTTTGGTCAGGGCGGAACGTTCTTGGCTAGAGAAGCATTAAAACGCGGTATGATCGACGCGATAGCGGCTCCACCGCTTAAAGCAGTCAAGACTACCAAAACAACCACCGCCAACAGCGGAACCCAACCGGAGGCCATTAACATGGACTTAAACACACTAAAAGCCCAGCACCCCGAGACCTTCGCGGCGGCGGTGCAACAAGGCACAACAGAAGAACGCGATCGCGTTCAAGCTCATCTTATGATGGGCGAGAGTTCGGGCGATATGAAAACCGCCAGCACTGCGATCAAAGACGGGTCGGGCATGACCGCCACTTTGCAAGCTACGTATATGACCGCGGGCATGAATCGTAGCGACGTATCAGGCAGGCAGAAAGACGACCTGGACGCGAACGCGGGGGACAACGCGAACAACGAGGACGATATTAACGACGCTTCGGACGCGGTCGCTAGTATCATCGAAGCAAAACTAGGCCTAGGGGAGTAAAGATACTATGTCAAATTTAACAATAACTAATGTCGATTTAGGCAGCGTAATTCTTAAAGACGCGCAACTCCGAGACGAGACTCTCACCCTAGCCGGTGCGGTGACTGTTAAAGAGGGTACTATTTTGGCCCGTGACTCCGCAACGCTTAAGCTTATTCCGTACGTTAAAGGCGGCTCAACTAATGGCGACGGGATTCCTAAAGCGATCTTAACGTATCAGGTCGTCTCTACAGGCGCCGGAGATACTCCGATCCGTGCGATGGTCTCAGGCGAAGTTAAGGCAGGTCGTTTAGTGATCTTCGCAGACGGTAACGCGAGCAACGTGGACAGTGTCGTACTTGATGAATTACGCGACTATTCTCTTATTTCAATCAGTGTTCAAGAATTAAACATTCTTGACAACCAATAAGGAGCTTATAGCATGAGTGGTTCACCTACTAAGACCATGTTGCGGGCATATTACAGCATGGCACAGCCGATGTTGTTTCTCTCGGGATTTTTTCAAAGCCCAGCGGAGAACTTCCATTCTTCGGAAGAAGTACAATTCGATATTGTACGATGTGACGAGGACATCGCGGTCGCGATCCAAGATTTATCCACAGGCTACAGGATGAACTCCGAAGACCTGTACACTAACAAAGGTTTTAAACCGCCAATTTTTAAAGAAGCTTTGCCTCTTAACTCGTTTGATTTAATCAAACGTATGCCGGGTCAAAACCCTTTTGAGTCGCCGGACTTTAGAGCTAACTTGATTTTGCGCATGTTTAACGGTATGACGAAAATCGAAAGAAAGATCCGTCGTTCTATTGAGCTTCAAGCGTCTCAAGTACTGCAAACGGGGGTCGTAACGTTGTCAGACTCGGCGGGCGTTGCGCTTTACACGTTAGACTATAAGCCTAAAGCGTCGCATTTTCCGACAGCGGGGGTTTCTTGGGCTACTGCTACGGGCGTGCAAAAGCTTGCGGACATCAGCGGACTTGCGGAAGTAATACGGAACGACGGATTGACCGATCCGGATCAGCTGATCATGGGGATCGACGCGTTTGAAAATTTCATTTCTGACACGGCGATACAGGCGCGCTTTGATATTAGGCGCATAGACCTAGGCACTATTGCACCGATGGAAATGAGAGGCAACGGCGGGAATTACCGCGGCATTGTCGAGATCGGCAACTATCGCTTTGACGTTTGGACTTATGGCGGAAGATATACGAACCCGTCGGACGGCGTAAAAACTCAGTTTATTGATCCGGGTAAAGTTATTGTACGTTCATCTACCGCGCGTTTAGACGCTACGTTCGGCGCGATCCCTAACATCGGATCTATGATAGGCGGACAAGCTACCGGGTTACTCCCTGAGCTACCGGGGCGCCTCAGTAATGCCGCGGGCGGTATGGATCTGTTTACCAACGCTTGGTTATCAAATGACGGCGAGCAGTTGTTCGGGGGCGTCGGCGCTAGACCGCTAATGATCCCGACAGCGATCGACACTTACGGATGTTTAAACACTCAACTTTAAACATTTAACATTAGAGCGCCCCTTTTTTAGGGGCCTTTTTTAGGGCAAAAGAATATCATGGCTAGTAATAAAGTTTTAATTGAAAGCATTTTAGCGTTAGCGTTAGCGGCGGCAATTGAGCCACCAGAAACAGAAGACAAAACCAACACAGAGCTAGCGGCCATTCTCAAAGACTTGAAAGCTTCCGCAGAACAGCCAGAGCCAGAGCCAGAGCTAAAGTTTTATATTGTTGCAGGAAAGGCGCTCACAACTAAACGCGGCATTTTGTCGGATGGTGACGAGATCAAAGAAGGCGATCTACCCGACGGACTTAAAGCGTTAAAAGCGTTTGTTAAGTCGGGCCACGTAGTTAAAAAGTAACTTACATATAAAGGCGTAAATCATGGCTATAGCTAGCGCGCGGGTCGAACTCGGCGACACATACACAAAGATAGTAGACTCCGCCGAAGCCGATTTTTTAGTTCAAAACGTAGGGGTCACCCCCTGCTTAGTAGTAATTACGGCCGCGGCGGCGGCGGTCCCTATTCCGGGTTTTGCGGGGTACTTTGTTTTATCTCCAGGAGTAGGACTAACGCGCACGGGCTTAGGTGTCTCGGACATCTACGCGAAGTCAGGAGCGGGAACCGGTAAAAAATCTTATGTCACCGCGGCTTCAAGTTAGACATGAAACTCCTAAACAACGGCCCCTCTTTTTTGCTTAACCCTATAGCGCGAGCGATTACAAAGGTGCTTATTAGGCTTGAAAACCCAACAGCTAATGCTTTTTACTCGCTAGGTACTGATTTTGTAGTTGGCAGCGCAGAGGATTTTTCGGCAAGCGGTTATTTTGTTTTTGACGATGACGAGGGCCATTTATTTAGTGACACGAACGGCGCATCAAGAATTGCAATATTTGCTGGGGACATTTACGCCCCAAATCTTGTGGGCTCTCTTAGCTCTACAGCATTCCTAACTGACAACAAGCAGCACTTTATATTTGCAAGCAGAATTTCGGGGTCTTTTGTGTTTAAGGTTGACGGAGCTGCATTACTCACGGCACCTAATAGCGACAGTTTTAGGTTTAACTCAATAGCACAAATTAGAGGGACGTCGACTCCGTTCCCAATGTTTGCAGGCAGGGTAAGCGATGTTTCACTTACTCATATTACAACACCCGCAAACAGCTTAGAATTTACTCTTAATCAGCTTACTAAGAACTACGAGTTACCGATTAATAACGTGTTTGGTAGTGAGTTGGTAGATTGGAGCAATACAGGACAGTCAACACAAGGCGCTTGGATTTGGGACGGAGTTTCTGCCTTGTCTAAATCAAGTTCAGACGGTAGAGTTTACCAGTTTGGTGGTGATGATTTGGTCACAGGTGATATCTATGAGATTACATACACTAAGAGTAACCACACGGCAGGCGACCCGGCTTTTACTGTTAATAGTAATGGAGGGGGTTTTGAAGACGGACTTAAAAGGATTTTTGAAGTTGACCCTAGCGGTACATATTCAATAATAGTCACACCAACTGAAGATGGGGCTTTAGGTATTATAGGTTTAGCGGCGCTCTTAACCCTGAGCGACATGTCAATAAGGCAAGTAGCCAACGCGCTAACATACAACAACATAGCAACTACAAATGATGTACGTGTTACGTACACTTTAACCGGCGCAAATTTAATTAGCGAGCAGTTGTGGCCATACGGTGGTTACACGTACACAGGCTCGGAAGGAGCCTTTCAAGTTTTAACGTCAGTTTTAACCGTTAATATTGGCAGTAATTACAAATGGTCATGGAGTCATGATGTAGTAGGCACAGCGGAATCAAGATTTAGAATTGCTGGAGATACTAACACACAGACTACAACTGGAACTTTTACCGGAATAAATTATAATGCGACTGCTACAAATATGTTTTTTCAAGCGGGTCCTAACCCAGAGCTATCAGCAGGTACAACGGTAACAGGCGTTTCAGTAAAAGAAGTAATTGACATAGCGGCGCAAGTCACCCCTGTTACTGATGGTATGACTCTTACGGCCTCTTGGGTAACAAGGGGTACAGCTTACGACACGCTAAGCAATGCAGAATCTGCGAGCGTGCGTGTTGACGCAACTATATCTAACACAGACGCCGGCATACTGATGGAGGCTGGCGGCGTAGGCGAGGGGTTAGTTTTATACGTATTTGCGGGAGTTGTTTATTTTCAATGCGGTGACGGCACAGCATTTGGCTCTTCTGCTGCAACAGCAGAGACTTCTTACGCACTTCCGGCTGGTGAATACGATTATATAATTGAGGGGTCTGCAAATATCAGCAATTCTGTTTTATATATCAACGGTGTAGAAGTTGACTCACAAACATTTTCTAATTCCAAAATATCAGGCGCGAACGACGGGACTATAGGCCAAGTAATGAGTACAGTGGCGACAAACCGAGGCAGTTGGTCTGCAGATGCATCAGGCGGCTTCTCAGGTGCAATAGCATTATGCAATATATTTGACGGTCAAGTTACACCAGATGTTTAGCCTAGGGGGTACTATGAAGACTAT